GAGGCGTTTAAGCTGCGTCCATTTCAGCGGAAGTTTATCAGTGATATTTACGGCAAGACGGACAAAGAGGGCAGGCGGCTTGTGAGAAGGGCGATATTGAGCATGGGCAGGAAAAACGGGAAAAGCATGACTACTGCTGCCTTGACTTTAGTTCACCTTGTCGGGCCGGAATCAATACTCAATGGCGAAATATATTCTGCGGCTAATGATCGGGAACAGGCGGCGCTTGTGTTTCGGTATGCGTCACAGCTTGTAAGGGCGAATGATTTTCTGTCGAGTGCGGTAAGGATCGTCGATTCGACGAAAACCATGATTTGCTATGAGAACGGCAGCATTTATCGGGCGGTGTCGGCGGAGGCCGGGACGAAATACGGGTTGAACCCGTCGCTGGTTATTTATGACGAGCTGGCGCAAAGCAAAAAGAGGGAGCTTTATGACGCGCTGGACACGTCGATGGCGGCACGCGAGGAGCCATTATTTATTGTAATTTCAACACAAAGTAACGATCCTCAACATATACTTTCACAGCTAATTGACGACGGGCTGTCGGGCCGTGATCCGTCAACGGTATGCCATTTATACGCGACGCCGGACGATGCGGACGACGATCAGATATTTAAGAGCCAGAAATTGTGGAAAATGGCGAACCCGGCGCTTGGTGATTTCCGGAGCCTCGACGAGATGCGGACGGCAGCGAAACGGGCGCAGCGGATGCCGAGTTTTGAGACGGCTTTCAGGAATTTATATTTAAACCAGCGGGTTGACGCGACGGCGCCGCTCATATCAAGGGCTGATTGGGAGGCATGTGTGGCGGAAAAGCCACAGTTAGAGGCTGGCGAAAAGGTATATCTTGGGCTGGACTTGTCGAGTAAGACAGACCTGACGTCATTGATTGCGGTGTCGGCGGAAGATGGTGATCGGGTGTGCGCGTGGTTTTGGAAGCCAGGCGAAACATTGCGGGAGCATATAACGCGGGATCGAGTGCCTTATGACGTATGGAAAAAGGATGGTTGGCTGGACACCTCGCCGGGTAGGTCGATTGATTATGATTTCGTGGCGGATAAGGTTGCGGAGTTGTCGAGGGACTATGAGATTGTTGGCATGGCCTATGACCGGTGGGGGATTGCTAATTTCCTGCAATCCTGCCGGCGGATCGGGCTTGATGCTTATGAGGACACGAAAGAAGAAAAGCGGCGGGGAGCTTTAAGGATTGTGGCATGGGGACAGGGATTCCGGGACATGGCGCCGGCGATTGACGCGCTGGAGGTGTCGATTTTGGAAAGACGTTTTAAACATGACGGTAATCCTTGCCTGCGGTGGAATATTGCCAATGCGATCGCGGTAAGTGATCCGGCGGGGAACAGGAAACTGGATAAGTCAAAGGCGAGGTTTCGCATTGACGGTGCGGTGGCGCTGGCTATGGCGCTGGGGTTGAAGTCAAGAGATTTGGCGGAAGAAGAAAAGCCTAGTGCTTATGAGGGATTGTCCGCAGACCAAATACGGGAGCGGATGATATTTGTTTAATAACCAATTTAAAAACCAAAAAAAGAAGGAGGAAGAAGCCATGTTGAACACAGAGATTGTGCAATACCTGAACTTTTTAACCAAACAGTATGACGGCGTGACGCAGTTGATCGCCAAGACGAAACAGAGGATCGTTTCATTGCCGGGGCATAGCGAGGATGAACTTGATTGTGACACGGCATTGAAGGGTGACGGAAAGTCTGAGGGGCTGTTGACGGTGCAGGGGCGTTATTCGCGGGCAATCGAGAAAGAGCTAGTGCAATGGGACGTCTGGACTGAATGGTTGAGTAAAGTGCCGGGTATTGGGGCATGGACGGCGGCGAAGTTAATCATTTTATTCAATTACAAGTTTGTGCCGGTATGCAAAGAGTGCGGCGGCGAATTTGAAAAGACCGAGAAGGAAACGCAGGGGAAGTTGATCAATGTGTTGACCTGTGTTGACTGCGGCAGGGTCGCGAAGGACGGCGTTTTGAAGCACAAGGTTGTGAGGCGCGACTTTCCGACGGTGAGTAAGTGGTGGGCTTATATGGGCAGGCATACGGTTGACGGAGTAATGCCGAAGCGCAAGAAGGGAACGCAGGCGAATTGGTCAACGCCGGGGCGGACGCTTGGTTTTCTAATCGGCGAGCAGTTTAACCGGCAGGGGGATGATAACCCATACAAGCGGATATTATTGCAACACAAAGAGAAACATGCGAGGATGCACCCGGAGTGGTCGAAAGGACATGTGCATAATGCGGCAAAGAACGAGGCTGTTAAGATATTCCTTGCCCACTTCTGGCATGTTTCACGGGTATTGGAGGGGCTGCCGGTGTCGGAGCCTTACGCCGGGGCTATTATGGGGCACACGAATATAATTAAACCGCCGTATTGGGAGAGCGAGACGTCTTTTGAAACCCAGCAGTTCAATGCGTTTCCCGCGGCGGAAATGAGGGTATAGCAGAGGAGCGAGGGTGTAGTTTGAAACCCAATGAACGAATGCGAGCGATTATTCCCTTGAAACCAAGAGCCGTTGTGCGAGCGATCGCACTATTGAAACCCACCACCGGAATGCGAGCGATTGTAGCCATGAAGCCCAGTTGTTGATTGCGAGCGAAACGGTTAGTGAAACCCAACGAACGGATGCGAGCGAATGGTGTCCTGAACCCCAGTCGTGGAATGCGAGCGAATGAACAATTGAAACCCATTCTGACAATGCGAAATTCACTCAAAAGGAGTCCGAGATGGAAAAGAGCAAGTATGAAAAGACGACAATAGGTGACCTTGAAAGACAGGTTGAAGAACAGAACCGCCTTGCACGTGGCGCACAGAAGGAAATGATTGAAATCCTGATTTACATTAAGACTTCTGGCCGGTGGAAGGAAAACAAGCGGTATGAACGGGCTTCGTTTTACGCCTATATTGACGATCGTTTCAATATCAGGCGAGGCACGTTCATGGAAATGCAGACGGCGTATGTTAAATATCCAGACCAGTCTATTGAGTATGGTATCGGATTGATGGCGCGGATTATCCGGGAGTGCGGCGGAGCAGTAAAGGCGAAAAAGGTCTTGAACGAGATGGACGACGCCAAAAAACAGTTGAAACGTGGTCTTAACAGGGCGCAAATTGACAAAATAATTACAAAACACGCCACTCCGAAGATCAAAAAGCATGTTACCGACTGGAAGGCCATGTATGAGGCGGAGGCGAAAGCGCATGAAGCGACCAAAAATAACCTGAAGATTGCTATTGCAAGAGTCCGGGAGCTTGAGGGTCAGGTTGCCCGGTTGAAGGTGACTGCGGAGCGTATCAGCGACATTCGCGCGATAATTGAGAAGCCGGCGGTAATGATCCAGCCGCAGGCGTAAGGCAGGGGAGCGATCGTCCCATTGAAACCCACAGCCTCTGTGCGAGCGATTCTATTATTGAAACCCAGCAAGGACGTGCGAGCGAGGGGGCATGTTGAAAACCATTGCTTGAGTGCGAGCGAGAAACCGCTTGAAACCCACCGCTGACGTGCGAGCGATTTTGCGATTGAAACCCACAATCTGAGTGCGAGCGAGCCGAAGTGTGAAACCCATCGCTGTTATGCGAGCGAATGTGCTTTTGAAACCCACAGCGTTACTGCGAGCGAGCGGTGCTTTGAAACCCAAGGCATAAATGCGAGCGATTGTTTGTGCGATGGATGGCTTCGTGACTTGAACTGTAAGAACTGCCATAAGCGAGCCGTCTGCCGGGAATTATGCCCGGAGGCGGCGGCTTATGCAGATCAGGACTATGTTTCGGCGGAGGAGTTTGTTTTTATGGATTCAGAGGAAATTGACAAGTTGAATGTGACGACAACGGTATGGCGTGACGGCTGGACTACAAAAGACGACGTAATAGCCGATATTTTGCGCCTACTTCCGCCACAGCGAGAGATTGCCGACCGGTTAGGGGTAACACAGCAATACATTTCAAAAGTGCTATCAGAGCTTAAAAAACGCTGATTTTTTACAACCACTTTTTTTCTTTAACTCACCTAATTTATTAGCCTTTCAAATTTTTTTTGGTTGTATTCTCCCATATATAGAGGGAGATTATGACTTTTTTCAAAAAAATAGACCTGCGTGACGTGTTTTTATTCGTTGGGCTGGCGCTTGTGGGTGTCGGCCTATTTATGTTGGCGCCGTGGCTGGCTTTTACCGTCTGCGGCGTTTTGCTTATGGCTATCGGCCTGCTTATGGGGGCTAAATAAATGGGCATTGTGTCGAGAATTAAGGCGATGGCGCTTGGCCTGAATGATGAAAAGGCATGGAATCCGTCGCTGTGGCGCTTAATTGGCTCACAGAGCTTGACCGGTGAAGTGGTGAATGAGGACACGGCGCTGACTTATTCGGCTGTGTGGAACGCTGTGACGCTGATTTCCGGGACTATTGCTAGTTTGCCGCTGCATTTGATGGTTCAGAGAGGCGAAAAGAAGCGGATTGCAGACAATCATGCCACTTATTTAACCCTCCACGACGCGGCTAATCCTTACATGATTTCAAAGGTATTTCGGGAAACGCTGATGGCTCATGTCCTAACTTGGGGTAATGGATTCGCGGAAAAGGTGAAGAATCGAGCCGGTGAGGTAGTGCAATTATGGCCGATTGCGCCGGATAAAGTGACGCCAATGTGGGATGGCGGTCAAATCATATACCGGATTCGGGTTGACAATCAGGACAAATACTTCACGCGGGACAAAATTCTGCATATTGCCGGCCTGGGCTACGACGGGCTGATGGGTTATTCAGTTGTGTCAATGGCGCGTAAGTCTATTGCTCTAGGCATGGCGATGGAAACATTCGGATCAAATTACTTCGGTCACGGCACGCACCCAGGCGTGATAGTGTCGCACCCAGGGCAGTTAGGCAAGGATTCTTATGAAAACCTAAAGAAAAACCTGACAGAAGCCTATTCAGGGCTTGGGCAATCTCACCGGCTGATGTTGTTAGAGGACGGTTTGAAGCTGGAAAGTGTGACGATCCCGCCGGAAGATAGCCAGTTTTTACAGTCACGACAGTTTCAAGTGCCTGAAATAGCGCGGTGGTTCAATTTGCCGCCCCACAAGCTCAAGGATTTGAGCCGTTCGAGCTTCTGTTTGCCGGCGGAAGAAGAAGTATTCACACAAGGAGGGCCAAAGCGGATCGCCGATGTTATTGCAGGGGAAAAGGTGTGGAGCCTTGCTGATAAGTCAAGATGGGTTCTGTCCGATGTCGTCAAATCTGCCGTTACCGGGATTGACGAAATTTACACAATAAAAACAACAAATAGAACTGTTCGCTGCAATGCGAAGCATCCTATTTTGACACGCAGGCGCCGCGCTGATGGCGAATGGATTACGTCGTGGACGCCTGCCGGAGAGCTTAATGTTGGAGATACAATCGTGACTGTGCGTGGATTGCCTGAAAGCAAGAAAGCTATCCCGACACGCGCTGACGGATCGCCTATCACGGTTCCTTTTATGGAGTTCTGCGGGTTACTCATTGGTGATGGTAATGTCATGGGGAAGAAAGGCAAACCAGCTGTTATATCAATAAGTCGGGCGAAAGACGCACCGTATATGGACTACTACCGCGATGTTGCCAAAAGCCTTTTCACGGTTGGCGGATATGAATACCGCAGAGGGATCACGCATCCAGGCGCGAGGTTAAATGAGCAAGATGTTGAGGAAATCAGGAAAAATGGCAGGCTGGTTCTTACAAATTCAGAAATAGCTCGCAGATATGGTGCAAATATATGTGCAATACAAAACATTATCCACCGTGAGTATCACCCGGAGCATCCACAGGCTGGCTTGAACAAACAGCAAGTTGCTGAAATAAAAGAGCTTTTGAGGAGGCGGCTAACAACACAGCAGATAGCCGATGAATATGGCGTGTCGCGTGACACGATTGTAAAGATTTTGTCGGGCCGGCTATGGAGTGGGCGAAAGAAAACAAGTAAGGTAAGGCCGGTCAACTTGGTTGAGGATTGTCGATCGACTGCCTTTACGTCTGCAACAGGGGCTGAAGAGCTTATCTCTCTTGGTTTCGGTGGAACTTCCGCAACTAAATCTGTACCGGAGTGGGTATTTGAGACGCCAGAAGAATTGCGTCTAGCGTTCTTGCGAGGCTTTCTTGATTCCAATGGTTCAGTTTGCAGAAAAGGCCGGGCAGCTTTTTCGTCTTGTAACAAAAAACTTTTGTCGCAGATGAGGCATTTATGTTTAGGGTTAGGTATACCAGTCACAAATCTATACAACAGAAAAGGCATAGCAAATCTGCCGGATGGCAGGCGTGCTAAGTTCAGCCAGTTCTATTTCACTTGTTCTGATCCAGGCAGCAATAGACGCATAGGTTCGCACACGCCTATTTATAACGAACGATTCAATAGCGGCAATCCTTTCAGCAAGAAAGACAGGAACTATCCGAAGTTTGGCGGCGCCGGCTTTGATATTAGCGGTTGTTCGCTCGCTAGAGTCACTTCTATCGAAAAAGATTTAATATTGCAGCCAGTTTATGACCTGTGCGTCAAAGACACTCACTCTTTTGTGGCAAATGGTGTTGTTGTTCATAATTCGAACATCGAAAGCGAGCAACGATCCTTCTACACTGATACGCTGCTGCCGTGGTTGGTTACTTTAGAGCAAAACTTTAATTACCAGTTGCTTTCAGAGGCGGACAGGCAGCGCAAATACTATTTCAAGCACAATGCCGAGGGCATTTTAAGGGCCGATGCTGCCGGAAGGGGCGAGTTTTACAGCAAAATGTTTAATATTGGCGCTTATTCGATCAATGAAATCAGGGCGCTTGAAGATAAAGACCCGGTTGAAGGCGGCGATGTTCACCTTGTGCCGCTGCACATGACGACATTAGAAAACGCCGGCAAGGTAGCCGAGGACAGGGGGAACGGCCTTGACAGGTTTGATGAACCGGCTATTGCGGCGCCGAAGGAGGCAGAGGATGTCAAAAAAATGGTATCAAATTGAAAATAAAGGGGAAAAAGCAGAAGTCTGGATTTATGAGCAGATCGGCGAGGACTTCTGGAGCGGAGACGGTGTAACTGCAAAGAAGTTTCAAAAAGAGCTTGCTGCGGTGAAGGCGTCGCAGATTGACTTGCATATAAACTCGCCAGGCGGATCGGTTTTCGACGGTCTGACCATTTACAACCTATTGAAACAACACCCGGCAACGGTGACGACCTATATTGACGGGCTGGCAGCCAGTATTGCGTCGGTCATAGCGCTGGCTGGTGACAGGGTGATCATGGCAGACAATGCGCTTTTTATGATCCATCAGCCGTCGGGGGCGGTGGTTGGCACGGCAAGTGACATGAGGGACTTTGCAGACACGCTTGATAAGGTGAGTGGGGCAATGTTGACGACATACACAGGCAAAACGGGCAGAGAAGAAGAAGAAATAACTGGCTGGCTTGACGCGGAGACATGGTTTTCAGCGGCAGAGGCTTTAGACTATGGCTTCATTGACGAGGTGGCTGGACAAGTGGACATGGCGGCGTGTGCTAAGTTTGTGCCGTCGCTGCGTGAGGCGGGAATAAAGAAAATACCTGCCGAAATAACTGGCGCGAAAGAGACTCACACTGCAAGAGAGATTGAGCGCATCCTTCGGGATGGGGGCGTTTCGTCTGGTCTTGCAAAGGCTATTGTGGCAGGCGGCTTTAAAGACGGCCAGCAGCGGGATGTTGCGGTCGTCGAAAGCGAGCAACGGGATGTTGCCGCGGTCGAACCTGAACCATTGAGCCGGGCTGCTGAGCTTATACGCGCTGGTGAAATTAAATTTTTAGAAAGAAAATAGGAGGAGATATGCGGACATTAGAACAGTATCGAGAGGATGTTGCTAAGCTGCTTGAGCAGGCGGGCAATATCCGGGCGAAAGCGGAAAACCAGAACCGTGATTTGACGGCGGAAGAAGTGTCGCACATAGGCGATGTAAATGAGGAAGTGAAGCGTTTGCAGGGCATGATTGATGTGTTGGCTGAAACTGACGGACTTGTGGCAGCGGTAAAAGAAACGCCTGCGCCCCAGGCACAGCCTCAGACCATGCCGAAAGCAAGAGTTCAGTTTGTGGCTGATAACGGCAAAAAAGAGCGCTTTGCTTCATTGGGTGAGCAGCTTGTGGCCACTATCAGAGCAGCGCAGCCGGGCGGGAAGATTGATCCGCGTTTGTTTACAGCGGCGGCAACTGGCCTCAATGAAACCACACCGGCGGATGGTGGATTCCTTGTGCAAACCGACTTTTCCAACGATTTGCTGCAACAGGTATTTGAAACCGGAATCCTTGCGCCGCGCTGCCGACGTTACACTATTTCAAGCGGCTCCAACGCGATGACTATTAATGGCGTCGATGAAACTAGTCGTGCATCCACTCGGTCGGGGGGCGTGCTTGGTTACTGGATTGACGAAGCGCAGGAGAAAACGGCTACAAAGCCTAAATTCAGACAGATCGAGCTTAAACTCAAAAAACTGATTGGCCTTTGTTACGCGACTGATGAGCTTCTAAATGACGCTTCGGCGCTGGAGGCTTTTATCCGGTCGGCGTTTGCGGCAGAGTTTGGTTTCCTGCTTGATGATGCCATTATTCGCGGGACTGGCGGGGCGCAGCCGCTTGGTATCCTAAACGCTGGATGTCTTGTGTCTGTGGCGAAGCAAGCCGGGCAGAAGGCTTCAACGATTATGTGGGAAAATGTCGTTGACATGTATGCGCGTATGTTTCCGCAGAGCCGCACAAATGCAGTGTGGTTGATTAACCAGCAGGCAGAGGCGCAGCTAATGACGATGGCGATGAGCGTCGGGACTGGTGGAGTGCCGGTGTATATGCCTGCGGGCGGTGCTTCGGCAGCTCCTTATGCGACGCTGTTTGGCAGGCCGGTGATCGCCATTGAACAGTGCAGCGCGTTGGGTGATGTTGGCGACATTATCTTTGCTGACCTGAACGGTTATATCCTCGCGGAAAAGGGCGGCATTGATTCGGCTATGTCAATTCACGTGCGTTTTGACTACGACGAAAGCGTTTTCAGGTTTGTGATGAGGGTTGACGGCCAGCCGGAGCGCGCGACTGCTTTGACGCCTTACAAGGGCGGCGCAGGAGCTTCTTTGAGCCACTTTGTCACTCTGGCGGAAAGGAAATAAGGAGGTGAGAAAATGTTAGCAGAAAATGTAAAAGTTATTACCGTTTATTCGGATCAGGATTTGAGCGCGGCGGCGACGATGCCCGGCACATCTATTGATATGTCACTTTACCATGACTGCCTGTTTGTCGTGGGGCTGCAAACACTTGGCGGGGCGAACCCGGACTTCACGGTTTATGCTGGTGCGACTTCCGGCGCGACAACGGCAAAAATTCCGTTCAAATATGCGCTTGCAACAGGGGCTTTCGGCGGGGCCGGGGCATCGGATTATAGTGCGTGGACAACGAAAGATCCGGCTGGAAATGTTACGCTGGCGTATGCAAGCGATGACAATAAGACGCTGCTTATTAGCGTGGACGCCAAAAGCATGGGCGGTTATCGTTACCTGACGCTGCAATTTGAGGACACGCCGACAGGTTCAACGGGCAATGTTCAGGCGCACGCCATTTTGACGCCGCGATATAAAGCAGGCGTTGATAAGGCTTAAGGGGGTGGGAATATGGCTAATTACAATGTTTCCACACAGGAGGCGCTTGCTAACATTAACCGGGGCATGCGAGTGACGAAAGCTGCTTCTTCGCTTGCGGCAACAAAGGATGTTGACCTGTTTCTGGTGAAGGGCGGTGCCGTGGCGGTGCTGGGCCTGGTCGGAGTGTGTGACGGCGCGATGCAGGCGTCGGCAACCACTTTGCTGATCAAATGCACGCCGGAGGCCGGCACCGGAACTGCGTTGAGTATTGCGTCGGGATCGCTATCCGAGAAGGCGGCCAATACCATGTTGACATTGCCGGCGGCGGTTGGCAGCGCGTTGGTTATTTCAACGGGTGAAGCGGCGGCGCTTTTGACTTCGGCGCCGGTGTATTATGTCCAGCCGTGCAAAATTCAGATGACAGTTGGCGCGGCGACAAACACTCAAACGGTTACTTGGCACATTTGGTATGTGCCGATGAGCGAGGGAGCGTATATCGAAGCG